TTTCGTCCAGAGGTCGCGATTGGACTTCTGACTCGCGGTCCATCCGATTGTCTGGGTTTGGCCGGGAGTGGCTTCCGCGTAGTATTGCCACTTCCAAAAGTTCACGTAGCCGCATTCGACCATCTGCCGCAGAGTCATTCCGCCAGGGCCAGGGTAGGTTTCGAGAATGCAGACGCATTGATCGTCTTCCATCCCTGAGTACAAGCGGCCCATGATGTTCGCGTAATAACCGAGTTCAAACGGGTCGTTCGGGCTGGCGAATTCGGCTACCTGAATATCGGGCTGTCCGGGGTTCCCTTGCCGCAAGATTTCAATCGCGCCGTTATTCACTTTGCGGTCTTCTTTGCACCGGCTGAAGCGATTCCACCCAGTGATGCCGCTAGTGGGATCAACCCCCATGAAATACGTCGCTGATTTACGCGGCAGCTCCCAGACCCACAGAATCCCGCGTGGATCGCCGTCATAGTAGGCGCGGTAGTCGAGCTTTTCAATGCCGCCTGACTGACCGATAGTGAACGTTTCTGGGAAGTTGGAGACTGGGGATGCTGGGGAGCTGACTGGGGGGCTGGACATACAGTATTACTAAAACTGTTAAATTCGGTTCTCTTTGTAGTTGATGGAATAGGGCATTCCGGGCAGCACACTGGTACGCATCCACTCGATGGTTTCAATGGGCAATGCGGCATCTTGCGCGTACTGGAAGCTCTGTTCGGGAGTCGCCGGGTAGTTGGTGAGGAAGACTGCTAGGGAGCCCATCTGCCGGTTGCGCTCGTACTCCATCTCCCACCAGTAGAGGTGATGACGGTCGGGCGTGATCTTCTTGCCGCAGAACTCAGGCGATGTGACCTCAATAAGAGCTGCCTGTCTCTGGGTGATCTCGTTCGGGCTCCAGGACTCGGGGGCTATTAAGCGGTTCTTTTGGGTGTTCAGGTAGCAGGGGGTGAAGATGTAGATCCAGTTCCCGAAGCCGAAGTTCTTCTGGCGAACATTCTCAGTGAATTCGTACCAGAAATCTCCCCGGACTTTAGCGGTCGATTCCCAAAGAAGGAATGTCGAAAGGGCTTTGGGCACGGCGGGGAGGAAGTCAAACTCTAATCTCTCGGCCCAGTGCCACATTGCGATCTCCGTCATGTGCGTGAAATCAAATTGTTGCCCAGTCCCGATTCCGGCCTGCTGATTGGCTTGCTGATAGGTCAGGGTCGATTTGATCCAGTCGAGAGTGATGTGTTGGTTTTTTACGTCAAAGCCGAGATTGGGCTTCGCGAAAAACGGCATGTTATCGAGTAAGATCTTGTCACGCTTATAAAGTTCCTGCACTTTGGGTTCATCTAAGCTGGCTGCGATTGACCGGGTATAGCGATAGAACACCATACGATGGCCGTTCATCAGCCGCGTTAATCCGGTCGCTCCTTGCTGTCTGGTTTTGTGCCAGACACAGCGGATTCCTTCACAGAAGTTATGCGTCTCAAACTCCTCGTAGCACTCTTCTTCCCGCGTACTGATTAGTTCAAGCGCCCGCTCCTGACTCGGCCATAGCTTTGCCGGTCCCACTCCCCCGCCCTCCCCAGCATCCATTTCGGTGTAGAGATAGCGTTCCGTGCAGTAGCGGAAGTCGGCTCTACAGAGGAGGATTTCGGAGTCGATGAAGGCTTGTTCAGCAGCCGTAAATGGGCGAACTGGTTTGCCATCGTTGAAGATCGCGGTGAGCTTTTCAGTGATGGTTAGGGATTCGTCGATAGTGCGGCGCTTGAAGTGGAAGCCTTCCTTCTTGCGCTTGTGGAGAGTCTTATCGACTACGAGAGGCGAATACACAAGAGAACTTCTGGCTTAGCTTCCGTATACGAAGTCAACCACTTCCGACCCGCCCGCCGTGATGACATACACGTTCGCGAGGTTGTAACCATGCGGCTGGCCATACCAGGGCAGAGTTACCTTCTCCCCGGCGAGTAACACCACTCCCACCGTCGAAGGCGCTCCGGTAGTGACGTTCTGGCCGGTTACGGTGACGGGTGCGCTGTTCCCAGTCCGTGACTGAATAACGATGAATCCGGCGAAGGTAGAGCCGTAGCGGGCGGCTCCGGGAGGGCCTGACAAACCAGTTATCAGCGGCGTCGGGCTAGTATCGGGCGGTGTTACGGAGCTGGAGTGGAGCATGAGTCCACTATAGACTCACTTACAGCCTATTTCTCTCGCCAGAAATCCAGACTACTCGCCGGTTCTTTTACACCATAACTTATTTCCACTTCATCTTCGTGCTTGTTCTTACTCGGCTTGACGATGTATATCCCGCGCAGTTGACAATCGAGCCGGTACAATTCGAGGATTTCTTCGAGTGATTTGGCTATTCTGCCTAGGACTTTCGCGAGAAGCAGGATGGCTTTTATAAAGGGTTTCATGCCGGTCTCAATCGCCTGTCCTTCGTTTGCTCAACCCGACCGCCGAAGACACGATGGCTAGGAGATGATCGAGCTTACTGGAGTTCTCCACGTGCATGTCTCCTACCCGCCTGTCCATATTCCCGATCCGGCTGTTGATGGCGTCCAGCTTGCTCTCCAATAGCTCTCTAGGGACGTACTTCTCATCTACGTACTCACGCATCTCGTCTCTTATCTTGCTAGCCCGGTCACGATCCACTAACCGATTTGCCCAATAAGCAGTAAAGCCGCCGCCTAGGGCGATGACGATGCCTACGGGGATGTCCACAATACAGTTGTACGACTTAAACTATAACTTTCTCACTTACACACCAGGAGTCACGTCGATTATCTCGGATTGAGCGCCGGATTGACCATTTTGGCGCTTTTTAGACTCATGCCGCTCTACTTCATCGATTACGCACTCGAAGCTCCGGTGATTGTTATTAGAGATCGAGACACTTACGTTAGGCCCGCTGCCGGATTGGATGAGTTTTAGGGATTGGGCGATAAGCTTCCGCGCATCAGGGTCTCCGGCCTTTCGTAGCAGTCCCGTCCCGGAACAGAGAGTGCATTTCTTCGGTTCTTCTTCCATCTTGCGTTTGTCAATTATTACCCCCTCTCCTGAACATTTTGGGCACTCTCTGTTCGACGACTTGGCATCCTCAACCGTGTCCTGGGCGATCTCCTGGAAGCCCTTGAGGTATTCCTGAAGGCCAGATCCAATATAGTGATCGCGCAAGATGTCAAGTAACTCGATGGTTTGCAGGCCAGACCGATGCACCAGTTGGGCTGTAGAGATCTTCGACTTACGAGGGTCCAGGAGCGCTACGAGTAAGTCCTGGGCTCGTTTGTTGTCAGACTTGGCCAGGGCTATTTTAAGGTCTTTGCTTCCGCCTATCGTGGATAGAAATTCGTTATTGATGTCGGAAACGTACTTGTTGACTTTGTTGATTCTCGGGCGGGGGGAGTCAGGGTAGCGCTTGACTGGGGCCGGTTTGAACGGGACAACGTTGGTGTTGAGTTCGGCGACGGAGCGGAGTTCAATAGTTTCCTCCATCTCGGCGGTGTCTACTGCTTTGTCCAGTTTATCGGCTACTTCTTCCGCGATGGGAAGGGTTTCGTCGCGTTCTACTGTCTCCATAAAATCAGATGGGGCCTGGGATCTTCGGGCTACCACAGCTTTGTTTCCCAAGCCCCACTATTCACAGTTACCCTTATTCTACTTCTTAGGCCGGTTTCAAGCTCGGAGGGACCGTAATAGTCCCGTGGATCGCATTCACAAGGAGCTGGAATTCAGCCGCCAAGTCATGCTCCAAGGTGACTACGAAAGTCACCGGGGCTTGAGGTCCACCACTGGCGGCGGCGGCAGTCAAGTCTTTATCAAGCTTGATGATTCCTTCAGCGAGGACTCCGAAAGCCGCTTCTCCGGCCCGTGTCAGAGCAATCGCGGTAGGGCCGAGTCCGGGGATCAACGCCGCCAGACCGCCTACTGTCTCGATATCTTCATTAATCTCGGTTCTGTGCTCGATGACGAACTTCTCAGTCGCCTTGAAGCCGATAACTAAGTCGTGGTACACGGAACTGAACAAGTGACCGACGCTTTTAAAAGAAAATCCCATAAGTATTACACCTATGGGATCTATCTTACGATTGAATTGTTGAGTTTGAGTTACGCGGGCTGCGGAGGAGTGAGTAATTCGGCTGTTTTCGCGTCGATGAGAGCTTGGAGACTCTTCATGTTGGTTACAACCGCTTCCGCGTCTGCCTGACTTACGCCGCCCTGGTTTGCATTCTGTAGAGCGGTCGCGATGGCTCCTACTTCCGCCGTGAAGGAGGTATTGAGGTCAACCACCGCTTGTTTGAGATCTGTGAGTCCGTCTGCCATTATTTTTAGTCCCTTTCTGAGTAACAGACCTATCAAAATCAGCGCGAGAAAACAGAGAGTTTTGATGATTAGGTCCATTCCAGAACAATTATAAGGCTGATTTAATCGATTTTGCGGCTTCCTCTGCTTGAAGCTTGCGGTAAGTCTTGCTGAAATACTTCCAGGTTTTATCGATGGCTTTTCGCAGCGCTACGGCCTCAACGTCTCTATGCTCTTGATGCCATGAAGCGCCTTGAGTCGGAAGTTTGAAATAGATTCCGGCGCGCTTCATAGAATGATTCCAGCCGTCATTTCTCACGACTTCACCTCAGTTTTGGCGGTTTACAGCTCTTTGACGATCACAGCTTTGAATTTCCTAGTCATCCAGCCAATCAGGTTGCTCATCGGCTGATTCATGAATTTCTTCACTATCGGCGCGGCAAATACTATCACATCCGATGAGTTCGTAACGACTTGCACGGTGAAGCGATCACAGCTTACCCACCACTTTTTCATCTATTTAATTGATTTTGTATCTTTTTTCTTCCGCCGCTCTCCTGGTTATGACAATACAAAGCGACATAGACACCGCCTTAGCGGCATCCTCAAGCTCCTCCAGCAATACAGGCGCGGGCGTGGGTCCGCTCTCGATTATGGTCTGAATGAGCGCTTGCAGAGACGTTGTAAAGCCGAGTAGGATCTCGCTAGCTGTAAGCCGGGTCTCCTCCTCGGTCATGATCTCTAGCAGCCGATCTGAGACGCGCCTTGCTTCGCCTAGGACTTTCTCGCGGATTTCTTCTTCAGTTAGTACCATATAAACTCCAGACGAATCCAGTTCACAAAAGCTGGGTTACTGATCTGCGTATAATAAGCGGTCGCCAGCACTAACTTCCGCATGAAGATTGGCTGATATCCGACCTCCTTAGCGTGCTTACCGTCCTCCTCATACTCCACGCTGTCATAGACCCATCGCGCCGTGTATTCCTTCATGGCGGTCCCCGGCAGCACTCCGGCTGTTACTTGCCAAGCTCCCTTAGCCGCTAATGGCATCTATTTGCCATCCTTTTGCTTACATTCATTGTGATGCGGACCTTTCTTTGTGCGCGAGTATTTTTCCCCGCGAAGGATCGGCTTCTTACAGCGGGTGCAGGTCAATTCCCACTCGCTTTCAGTTGCCCGTTGAACCTCAAAATAGATGCTATACAGACTCTCGCGGAGTTCATCACGCGGTCAATCTCAAACGGCGTCTCCTTGTTTGGCGGGAACGTCGCAGAAAGAGCCAATAGCGCCAATAATTGACCGCAGAGGATATCTAGCGGACGTAAGTCTGGCCTTTGACTCTCTAACTCGGCGTTCATCAAATCGACGATCTGCGTGGAGATCCGATCTGCGTTGTCGGGATCAAAATGAAGTGGCATTCTTAGTTCATACTCGCTTTCCTAGCCTTCTTCCTATTCCGGTCGATGTATTCCCCTAGGCATTCG